AGTGCCGCCTGTATTTACAAGTTCCCAGTTAGCACCGTCAGACAGTTCTGCATCTGTCGGAGACAGAGTAGACATATTTGCCTTGGTAAAGGAAATACCATACGGAGCAAAACATTTTCTCTGTCTGTTGTACAGCGTATCTTGACCACCGTTGGTCTTCGGGTCACGGCTCATTTCAGCCGGAACTTTAGCACCGCAGTTGGTGTACTCAATCGCACCGTCACCAAACAGATAAGTTACATACATCGGGTCACCGGCACCGGTTTTCTCATAGTAGTTACCAACGTTGTCATCCTGCGGAGTAACAACAGCAACATAATGATACTTGCCTGCGGAACCGGTACGGGTGTAATAAGTCTTACCCGGCTGTACAGATGTATCAGAAGTCTTAGTGAAGGTTGCAGTTCCTTCATCTTCAAGAACCGGCATACTGTCATCAATGATAACAAGTCTACCATTAAGAGTAGCCATGCCAGTTTCACGCTCCATACCATTAGCGTCATTATACTTGAGATATACAAGAATCTTCATATTCTCAAGATTGGTAGCTACTACAGAATGCATAATTGCAAGACTAAATCTATTCTTATGGTCACCGGATGCTTTCTGAATAGCAGTATTCAAAGAAGTACCATCCATAAATCCGGTCTTGCCTTCACTATTCTGTACAGCATGGATATCATGTGTATGTTCGGTTACAAATCTAGCACCTTCTGTATCGGTCATACTAAACACGCCATTAAGAATTGCAACGATTGTAGCCTGGTCAATTTCATCCCAATATTCAGCAACCTGCTGTGCAACGTTCTCCATGAAATCAACACCACCGGTGATATCATAAGAGAAATCCTTTTCAGTCCAAGCATTTGCACGACCTACAACAACACGGGAATGACTAAACGTCTGAGTGGTGTGGGAAGTAATATCCGTAACACCATCGTAGTTCAGCGGAGCCATTCCACTAATAAGACCTTTCAGCGGAGTGGTAAGATAATTACCACCAACCTGGTCTGCCATCGCACCTGCAAGGTCGGGTCTTGCTGTAATTGCCCTAGAACGAAGCAGTTCGTTCAATTTCAGATTCGGTACTCTGTCAACGTACCGCTGAAATACTTCACCGTTAAAAAGTTTACTATCAAATTGCGGCATAATTTACCTCCTTAAAAATCAAATGTCGCATCCGGATTTTCATTCTTCATTCTCATCATATCTGACAATGAAAGTTTTTCCGGTTTCTTACCGTCTGTACCGCCGACAAATTTAGGTTTAGGTGTCGGGTCAGCCGGTTTTACAAATGCATCGTCATTATCTTTTGAATACATCTGTACAAAATCTTCTGCGCCTATAATTTTACCATCTTCAAACTGGAGATTCTTTGCTAACATGGCCTGTGTAAAATCTCTTTTTGCGGCTTTACTTGTGAAGTTCTTACTGTTAGCAAACTCCTTAACAGCAAATTCATATGCCTGTTTAGAAAGTTGTGCTTGATAATCCTTCGTCTCCTTTTCATACCGCTTTTGTAAATCTGCTAAATCCTTCGATGCCTGTTTTAGCGCATCTACATCGCCGGCATCTTTTAATTTTTGCTGAAGATTAGCAAGGTCTGTGTCTCGTGTAGAAATAGTAGAAGTTAATTCATTGATTCTTGTATCCTTCTGGGATAACTCATCATCATATTTCTGTTTAGATACATAGTTACCTTCAGTTAAATCAACAAATTTTGCATCTCCCATTGCGGCTTGAAATTGTTCCCACGTAAGTGTACCATTTTCTGCCTTGTCAAAAAGTTCCTTTACTGTCATGTTACAAACACTCCTTTACATTCTTTTATATCTGCTTAATTTATAAATCCGCAGTCGCAGTTCTGCGATGAACGGGATGTTTTTATATGTTGTCATCCGCAACTAAAATTTCTTTGTGACCGGCGCAGATATTCTCCACGCCGGCCTGAAGGAAAAAATAATGAAACAAAGTAAACGCACTCGCTCCCTTTGCACATTATTATTGTAATACAAGATTGATAATTTGTAAAGTGTTTTTACTAATAAATGAAAATTAAATCGGTTTATATCCGGGTACTGACATTCTGTCTTTATGAGTCGGTAAATTACAATCTTTGCTGAATTTTCTATATTCTTGCTGATAGCGAATTACTTTTTGTCTTGCTAATCTCGCACGTTCCAAATCACCGGCTTCTTCAAATGTCATTTGTTCCTCTTTTGCATACCTTATTTTAGTTTCCATCTGTCTTTGCATTTGTGTACATTCATAAAGTGTTATGTGTTTACCGTTTGGAAATGTATAACCTCGATGATTATCCTCTATAAACTTTTGTAACTTTTCTGGAGTATACATGGGTTCAGTTACACCGACTATAATACTTCGGGCTATATGTCTACAGTTCCACATGCCTATGACACGTTCTACACCTACAAATTGTTGCCCGTTAACGTCTTCAAAGTCTTCACTGTTTTGAAGTTTATCCCATTCTTCATTTCTTAGTTGATGCCCTTGAAACGGTTCATGGTCTAAAGCACAGTTTATATGTACACTTAACTCTTTACCGTCGGCTCCTATCTCTTCCCCTATCAAATCTTCTGTTGCTTGCTGAATAGCCCGAACCCCTTCAAGTATATTTCTTCTTACGGCTGTATCTAGTCTTTGAGTATATCCGCTATCCCACGATAATCTTCTGACTCCACTATCAGCTAATTGTTTTAATGTTCTTCTCATAGCAGTGCGATAATCAATAACACCGCTTGCGCTTGCTTGTATAGCTTCATCAATAACCGATTTATAAGTATCACCAATAGATTGAAATTTTAATAAGCCTGGATGTTTTTGGTCACGTATAAGAAATCCTGTTGCTTTTGAGTGTGACAAGTCTTTATAAGTTCCGGCAGTTCTATCACCTATAATCTTTACAGTGTCTTGTAAGTTTTTATTTTTTTCATATGGAATAAAAGATTTGTGACGATAGTCATAGAGGGGTTTTGCATCGAGATTAGTTTTTATAGCAACTGTTTTTATAGTGTCTTTAATATCACGTACTTGTAAATTGGCTAATCTAGCAAGTTCGCTATTCATTTCACGAATATCAGCACCGTATTCAATAAGTATTTTCATACGATTGATATCTGAAGCAGTAATTGTACCTATATCACGTACTTTTTTAGCTATCTTTTGGAGGACATAGATGTTTATGTCCTCCTGTCTTGTTACTATCGGTTCTACTAAATTATCAATAGCACTTTCACTTAACATAACTTATATCCTTATGTTGCGGCATTGCCGAATCTTGATGCTTGTGACATCATTTCAGATTCCATAGTCCTTTGATTTTCCTCATCAATTTTTGCTAATGCTTCTCTTGCCTGCTTTTCTGTTTCTCCGAAATACCACATACGTAATTCCAGTTTAGAGGACAGACCGTTCTGCATTAAAGTAATACGTTTATTTATTTCCTCATCTATATCTACTATAATACTATCATCCCATTCGAAGTTTACTTCGTACTCACCTTCGGGAGTGATTTCATATAATGTAGCATAAACATTCATCACATAGATAACATCTCTTATAGCGTTTTCTATAGCTTGCTGAATATCTGCATTTGTTTGATAAGAACGTTGTTTTAGTATCTTTAACTCGGTTGCTGTTCTAGCTACATCGGCACTATCAGATAGGGTTCCTCTACTAATACCGCAAACGTCTTCTATTCTCATAAGAATAGTATTAAGACCTTGAATATAATTTGTATCACGTAAAGACGGAGTAAACGGATTATATGTATCAGAATCAGTTCCTAAGTCTACCTTTCGGAATAATCTTTGTTGTAACATACTAGGCTTTGATATAGCATTTCCGTAAGCATCTGTTTCCTGTCTTAAAGCATCTCGGTCAATATCAATAGCCATTTCACCGGCTTCATATTCCCAAAGAAGTCTACTGTACTGTAAATCAGCGTCTTTAATAAGTGATACAGCCCTACTAAATCCAGATACACCTAGAGGACTTGTCGGGTCAATAGTATTTGCTTCTGGCATTTTAAAATAACCGAATAACGGTTTCGTTACATTTTTAATTGTTGTTTTCGGCTCTAAGTCTTTCCATTCCGGTACTTCTGTTAAAGCTATCTCCTCACCTAAATCAACATTATCAACATCACCATTATTTCTAACATTGTTAGATTTATAGGCTTTATTGATTACTGTTACGGTATTATTTTCCCATTTATGATATTCAAGTCTTCTATAAATTTGATTTCTTTCTACCTTAGATTGTACAAATGCGGCTTCTGTAATTCTTCCGGATGCGTCAAATGCGAGAGGGTAAAAAGAATCGGCTTGAATGAAATCAAATTCTATTTCGGTTGTCGGTACTAAATCTGCATTAAGACTGTTTTCACCTTCAGTATTTTCTTCTT